TAAATACGCTCACACGCCATATAAAAATACTGCTCTTCTCGTTCTATACCGATAAATGATTTTTTGTTTTCTATAGAAGCCACACCAGTTGTACCGCTCCCCATAAAGGGATCGACTATCAGGTCAACGTCTGGGGGTAGCTGACTCAAACAGAAGCTCATGACACCAACGGGCTTCTGTGTTGGGTGCGTCCTAGGGATATGCTTTTCCATCCTGATCATTCCGTTCCACAAGTAATCAATCTTGCGTACAGACTTGTTAAGATTAGTCCATGCCAGCTCACAGTCAGCGAAATCGCCGCTGTTTAACTTGTTCCATACTAGCCAGCACTTTGTCGGCGGCAGGGGATAGTAGTTTCCGCCAAAAATTACCTGATATTTAGCCAGAGATCGCGCAAGTGCAATAGCCTCTCCTGCTATCTCATCATCCCAGCCTAGGTCTTCGTATTGATCGGCCAGCGCCAGTTTCGCGCGAGCCTTATCACCACCTGCCTCCCCTAAGCCATATGGCGGATCAGTAACTAGGGCATCGAAATGGCCTATGGTTGGCAATATATCTACACAGTCGCCTAGATATAGAGTGGCGCTATCAATGATTTCTTTCATAACTGCTCTTGAGTCTCTGCGGTCAGAACATAATCCTTGTGGACAACGCCCAACTTGGCATCTCCGCGTCGGTGAGATTTGATCCATGTTCTCTTTTTAAAGTTACCAAACTCATCAGTGTAAATCCGCCAGTGGCCTCTTACCTGATGAAGCCGCTTGCCATACACCCCTTCGCGCTGATTGGGTTCTTTCACGGTAATGCCATCAGGTTTTGGCAGATTGATCTTGCACCGGTAGTATGCGTCTGAAGGCGTAACTCTCGGCGTTCTGCTTTTCTGCTGATTTCCTGCGTCCACATAATCCTTGGAAATCCACGGATAGTTCAAAACCTCAATCAGCTTCAAAACAAACAGCATTGGGCTATCAATCATAATTGGATGCGGCATCAGCACATCAGGTGGTTGAGACGCGACCGATGACTTGTGCATCTGGTAAGTCCTATACACCACATCGAAGAAATCATCCAAAGACTGTGATGCGGCAAGTGTTTTGTCAGGCAGAACTCTGCGGCATGACTCTTTGTATTGATCTTGACTTTTTGCACCTTGTGACCACATAGCGGCAGGTCCATTTCCAAAAGACTGCCAATTTACGCCGCCCCCGCTTTGATGAGGAGCGTAGTTGTCTTTTGGTTCATCATCCACCAGCTTTGTACAATATGCCGCCATAGCTACATCCTTGGCATAACTCACTGGTGCAGAATGACTTGAATCAGCTTTTGCTTTCCATATAGATGGCGCTCCAAGGCTGGTTAAAACAATGGGCCATTCATTAGGAACAAGCTGTTTTTTCGCTGCATCAAATTCATAAAAAGTGAACAGTGTATCTGTGCTGTTTTTTGGAACGCCTTCATCAATCTTTGTGTTAGTAGGTCGCAACCGATTACCACGCCCTTCTGTCACGGTCACCTGCTCAATAAAACAAGCCATCAATGTTTTGTCAGTTGGGGCTTCCCATTCAATCCACATAGTTGAAAACGGAAGTTGTAATGAATTCACAAGATGAGCGATATCTGAAAATGCGCGGAAATCATGAGCGCGCTCCTTTTCCTTCAGTACCAAATCACTTTCAAAAATGTGATCTCGCAAATCTGTCTCAACATCAAAACGTCGTGCGAGGCGAATTCCCTTGCCTTCAGTGACCGCGACTTTTTTATGCCACCTTTTCATCTCTGCGTCTGAATGCTTGTTGAAATTGCGCACCCTTTGTGATGGCCGATCAAAAGCCCAGATAGCACGACTCCAGAGGTCGCCAACTTGAAGATCGGTATCTTGCGTACTCATAGCGACTGAATCCCACGTTCATCGCACCACAGTCGGATGATCCATCCAGCCTCAGCGCGCGCGTCATGCTTGATGTGCAAGGCTTGTCTCATACGAGCGGCCAAGTCTTCACCGGAGTAGTGGCGCTGCCAGCAAAAATATACAAAGTCCAAGGTGTCAAAATACTTCTCCATAATCTTTATCCTTTTGTAATAGCCGCTTATGCGGCCTTTTCATTAGTGATGACTTCAGCTTTCGTAGGTCGCTTGAAAAACCCAAACTTTGCGTCTTTGTCTGACACAGTGACCGTTGCGGTAAAAGTAATGCGGCTCTCCCGTTCTGCATCCTCAAGGCTTGCGGGAACGGAACCCCACACACGGAAACCTCTGTCATCCTGCACCAGCATTTTTAAAACGTCGCCGTATATTGACTCCTGACGCTTGAACGCAAGCACGGTGCCAGTAATAACAACGCGACCCTCTGGTGCATCCTCGCCAGTTTCGTGTGCCGCATCACGTTCTGCGCGGTCAGCGTCAAGTTGCTCTTGCTGATACTTCTGTAACCTAATCAAATCGCCTACGAGCTTCTCATGGATAGCTTCACAAATGTCGTGTGGGCAGTGCGAAACAATCACGTAGCGCAGTGGCTTGCCGTCCTTATCATCAAACACGCGAGACGCAGACACACTTACGATTTTGCGTGTAACCTCTGGTAGCTTCTGCCACTGGATTAAGAACTTATCCGCACGATTGGCAGGGACAACAAACTTAATCTGCTCACCGAAATCACCCAGAGCAATGGTTTCGCGTTCTTTTCCAAATGGCAGATACTGGCCTTTTAGATACGTGCCCTCTAACTCCGAATCCCCCTCGCACCATCTCCAAATGTAACCGTCGCAAGGGGCGTGTAATCGGCCAGACCTTTCAGAATAAACAGGTTCTAAATCGTCATTGTCCACCGCTGCCATTTGCTTGATCCGAGTGTCATAAGCCTTCACGCCGCGCTGACGCGCCACCTCGTACTCGTCGATGCGATTCTCCAACCAGCTCCAAAAATTACCCATCATTCTCTCCGTCATTGCTTAATGGTTACTATGGTAACCCAATAAGAGACACTGTCAACCCAAAATGTGCGATTCATTCAATAATTTTTAAATTTTGTGCGCTCTCGTAGATCGACGATGCGAGCTTTTGCCCGTGATCTTCAGGAAGATTGTGATGCTGAAAAAATGATGCTTCGCTTCCAAATTTGGTGTGCAGCTCAGCATGATGCTTCATACAGAGCGGAATGACGTTACGATCATCCGCCCTCTTACCCATTCCTTTAGAGCCAATCCACGGGCGAAGAAGGTGATGAGCTTGTATCGGCCCTTGGCAATCCGGCCCTCTCACGGTACAGCCAAGCTCATGCACCCAAGCCAAAAATGCGGGTGAATCAAAAGGGCGCTTCCGGCGCTTCTTTCTTCTCAAACTTGATGTGTAGGTACTCCCCGCTGTTCTGCCCTTCATTTATCCATGCTCTCAACTTGTAATCGTCGCCGTCGATGGTAATTGGGCCGCTCATATCTGGCGACTTCGGAGTTTGCTTATCTGAGTTTTCATAAATTAGACCAGCGGACACCATGAATTCAAAGCGATTTTTGCCGTCTGCGGTTTTGCTTTGAACGACCATGCCATACCGATTTACACCGTCAATCTCAACGGTTGCTTTACCAATGATATTGACATCAGAGTTACGGAAAAAATTTGCCTCGTTAGGCTTCTGTTCATACGCCATCTTTTTTTCTCCAGTGCTGAAACACGGTCGGGTTGAGTTGATAGTAATATCCTTTACCGTTCGGGATACGCTCTTTCAGAATCACTTCGCCTTCTGGTAATTTGTATTTTGCTCTCATGTGCTGTTTGCGGACGTTTCGGATGGCTTGGCTGATGGTCGCCTCTCCGTAAAAACGACCCGTTTTAGATACTATTTTTTCTTGCATAGTCCAGAACGTCCACTTGTTACCATCCGACAAACAAGCCATCACAAAATCATCAAGCGTTTCCATCTGGCTCACCCCCGTAGGCTTTAATAAGATTAAGTAGTCCTTCTTTTGTCTCGCCTTCCGCTTGGTCGGATGCTTTCTTGATGGCAGCAAAGCTGTCTTTAAAGATCGCTTGATGCTCCGTGCTTGTCGGGTCTGGGATGAGCTTACGGCTGTGGGTGTACAGGTCAGCCGGTGTGGCCGCCACCACCAACACCGCATCGCCCTGTCGGAGCGCAAACTGTCCATCTGGGGCTGTCGTTGGCAGTTGCTCTTTTGGCTTTGATGTTGCCTTTTTCTTGGCCGCTGGTTTAGCCACTGGCGTTCTGGTTTCTTTCTGATTCAAGAACTTCGCAACTTTACCAGTTGGATCTGTAGATGCTTCAGATTTGTTTGCGTCGTCGTCTTTATCAGAACCGATACCCAAAGCCATCGACAGGCTGTATCGCTTTGCGTAAGTGACTGCACCACCAAAACCTTGCGCGGACTCTCTATCGGCCTTTATCTGCATCTTCCCCGTGGACAGGCTAGAGCCATGACCATACAGCACCGTTTCAATGCAAGCGCCGATCTCTGACGGATGGCTGACTTGCTGGATGAGAATACCTTTGGCATTACACGCTTCCTTGGCAAAATCCCACAACGCCTCATACGGCACATACGGACTTTTAAAGACAGGATTAGTTTTTTCGGCTTTCGCGTGACTGAGTTCTTTCTGTACTTCTAGCAACTTACTTATCAATGTTTCCATCTTATAGACTCCATAATTTACGGGCTGCGTTTTTCTCTTGTTCCGACCATCGCCAATCATCAAAATCTGGCATCAACAACTGCGCGACTTCTTGTATGTCTGAGGAATATGAGAGCAATCGTTGCATCTGACGCGCGGCTTGCTCTACAACCTTGATGTGAATCTCAACATCTGGCACCGGCATGACCACAACCTGTGCGGATGATTTGGTGCTGTGGATGTAGTCAACGATTGGCAGGGCTTGCTCTGCTGTAGCGTAAATTGATAGCTGACGGCTAACTGTCTGAGGCACAGCGGACGGTAATCGTCCTACGGTTTTTATATCTCTAACGACGCCATCGTATAACAGGTCAAGGTATCCAATGATTGGGACACTGAGCCAGTCATACTCCAGCGTGATTTTCTTCTGACTGGCAATGGGCTTACCTAGCGACCGGTAGTGAGGTAAAGCAATACGCAAGTATCGTTCAACGGCCTCGCCTTCGCTCTGAGCCTTTTTCTGATTTACGGGTAGCCCGTCGCTCAAGGCATCAACTTCGTCTCTTGCGTAGGCTTCTTGTGCTTCGTGAATTGCTTGGTCATCCGTTAGGTCGTCAAGGAGCGCGGCAGTGATTGCTTGGTCTACAGCTTTGCCGCGCCACATTGCTGGGATGCCAATATTATCTCTGTAACCGGAGACGTGCAGAAGCCACCGCGCTGGATTCTGTATGTACTCGTTGATAGAGCTTGCGCTTAAATGGGAAACCCCGTGATGCTCAAATGGATCATTCATGGCTTATCCTTGCCTTACATTATGGGCGAAGATTAGCACGATACGGGTTGATGCACAAGTCTAAGTGAGTTAGTATTCGGAAAAGCGAGGTGAATATGAAATTAAGTGCATGGATAAAAGAGCAAGGAATGACTCAGGACGAATTTGTTCTGAGCGCTCAAGCTCAAGGGGCAGGCTTCTCCAAACATGCCGTCCATAAATGGTGTAGCGGAGCGCGAATACCACGACCAGAGGAGATGAGATTCATTTTTGATATCACGAAAAACGAAGTCACTCCAAATGATTTTTATGATTTGAAAATATCGGAAGGCAAGCTGGAGCTAAGAACATGAGCATAGAGGCGCTGGGCTGGTGTAAGTATCAAGACTGCCCGACGCCTACGAGCAAATTGGTTCTTTTTGTTCTTGCTAATTATGCCGATGAGCAGCATAGCTGTTACCCAAGCGAGGGGCATATTGCAAAAATTTGCGGGATTAGCGACCGACAGGTGCGGACGCATCTCAAGGCGTTGCAGGATATTGGACTTTTAAAGATTCAGCTAAGAAAAGGCACGTCGAATCGTTATGTGTTAGGGGTGGAAGCTGGCTTCCAGAGTGGGGTGGAAGCTCAGTTCCATAGGGTTAGGAAGCTGACTTCCGCGTATACTAAAGAGAAACTAAAGAAGAAAAAGGGGGGGTTAAATGACCTTGCGGGATGATCTTTGGGATAAATATCAAATACCCAGTGACAATTTAAGAGAAGGAACACAGAAAACAAAATGCCCGCAATGCCAACCAAAACACAATCCTAAAGACAATCCGCTGAGCGTGACCGTGGAGCCAGCCGCGATTTTGTTCAACTGTCATCACTGTGGATTTCAAGGCGGCGTCACTGAGATGCGCGTGACCGGCAGATCATATAAGCGGTCGAAGCCGCCAGAGCCAATTTCCTACCTACCCACCGCAAACGCTTTTCTAGATGATTACTTTGCAAAACGCGGGATTAGTCGCCAGACCTACCAAGCATTCAATGTTTTCACTAGGGACAACTACTGGATTGGTTTTCCGTACAACGGCCACGACGGGCAATGCGACAATATCAAACAACGGACACCCGACAAGCAGTTTCGGCAGACCAAGAATGCCAAAAAGAGTCTGTACAACTACGATCAAGTTGCAGAAGCTCCTGTGGTCGTCTTTGTGGAGGGCGAGATGGACTGCCTTGCGGTCTATGAAGCTGGCATAAAACATGTCACTACACTCCCTGACGGCGCTCCTGCGAAGGCAGCATTTAAAGAAGGCGACAAGCGTTTTGACGTTTTACAATCGCATCCGCTGAAAGCTCAGAAGCTCGTTTTGTTTTTGGATGCCGATGGTGCTGGCGAAAATCTTAAGCAGGAGCTTTTACACCGGTTTGGCAAAGATAAGTGCTGGTATGTACGCCCACCATCCGACTGCAAGGACGCCAACGATGTGCTTCTGAAGCATGGCGCGTTGAAGCTCAATCAGATCATCGAAAACGCGCAGCCCTTCCCTGTTGATGGTCTTTACACTGCTGGAAGATATAAAGACGAAGTGCTGGACTTATATCACGGCAACTATGACAAGCCCGTTGAGATTGGTTATCCGTCGCTCGACAAAATCTACAAAGTGATGAAGGGCACTTTTCACGTTTGGACAGGTATCCCAAACCACGGCAAATCAACATTCTTGGATCAGTGTCTCATTCAGTTAGCGCGGGACAAGGATTGGCGCTTTGCGTTTTTCAGTCCAGAACACTCCACGAAAATGCACATCAGGCGTCTGGTCTCTATGTTTGTCGGAAAGCCGTTTGATATGGGTATGAACGGGCGTATGTCAGAGCAGGAGCTAAAGGATGGTATAAACTGGGTTCACAAGCATTTCTTTTTTATTGAGACAAGAGAACACACGCCACGGATTGACTTAATTTTGGATCGTGCGCGAGTGGCAATACAAAAGCATGGTTGCAACGCCTTGGTAATAGATCCTTATAACGAGGTGGATGCAAGTCGCCAAGGCAGTTACAGGGAAGATGAACACATCCGAGACTTCATCAGTAAGTGCAAGCGGTTCTGTAAGCTCTACGACATCACCACATGGGTTGTTGCGCATCCCACTAAAATGCAAAAGCAGGACACTGGTGGCTATGCAGCTCCGACTGCCTACGACATCAGCGGTGCGGCTCATTGGCACAACCAAGCCGATGCGGTTG